TCCAGCCCACCACTGTCTGGTTGTTTTCCAAAAAGGTTTTTCATACCAAACAATTTTATCTGGTCGGCCATATTCCTGATTGGCTGATTCTATCATAGTCCAATGAAAGTCTGGATGACTGTCCTTTGTCTTGGCAACATCAAAGTCTTTTGCCATACAAGCATGAACTGGCTTATCGTCTACAAATACAGCCATGCTGGCATCGTGACTATTGCCTACCAGGCCCCAAGTAATCATTTACTATACTTGGTCCACAGTTTGTGTAGAACGTAAAACCATATTGAGTTAACAGCAGGTTCAACAAGTGCGACTGCACCTGCTTCCCATATACTTGCTCCAGTGATAATACTTACTACAGACATTGCAATTATAACATGTCCTATAAAAAATATTAAAGCAAGATATATGCTTTGATCTACTTTTTCTTTTAGTACATTAATTATGCCTCTTGTAAATTCTGACATATCTTCTCTCCTATTTGTAAATGAAAGGATCTCTTTTTTGCAGTTCCTTTATTTTTTTTATTCTTTCTTTTTCCTGTTTCTTTTCCTTAATATGATCTATCCAATAACGAATTGGAAAAGTCATATTATCCCATAAGTCCTTTAGCCAAACCATTTCTTTGCTCCTAGTTGTATTTTAAGATTATTAAATTCTGCGTAGCCAACGATTGTATGAAGTGTATAAATCTTACCATACTTTTGAACTGCTTCATTGACATCTTTTATATCCATATCCCATGGTGGCATACTTACACCCCACCCATTTGCCATAGCTTGTTTTACTATATTCTTACCTGCATCGTCCCTATCAGGTACAACTATAACTTTTGTATTTAAACTATTGATGAGCTTTGCCTGTTGCTCTTTGATTTCATTACCTAACAAAGCAACACCTTCTACAGCAATAGCATCAAATGGTCCTTCTACAACAACAGTATAAACTCTACCGTATTTTTGATTATCAAGGTTAAACACATATCCAGGTTGTTGTTCACTAATATACTTAGGATTACCATCTTTGACTTTTCTTGCTGTATATCCAACAACTTGTTTATTATGATAAAACGGCACAATCAATCTGTCCTTGAACCCAGCCAAAGGAGACCAATGAAAGTCATAGTCATCAAAGTATAATTGTCTTGACTTCAAATATTCAAACACTTTCATTAAATTTTCATCAACACCAGTTGACTCCATTGAACAATAGTCTGCCCACTCTTGCAAGGGCTTTGCACCTTCTGGCAAATGTTTTATTTCAAATTTGGGTAAGGATATTTCTTCTTGTAGTTCAATCAACTGTGTATCTAAAACAGCTAGACTTATTTTGTTTATGATATCATCAGAAACATTAAGCCATTGCATCAAACGTTTCATTTTGTATGTTATACGTCTGCCTGGCTTCCAACTCGCCTTGTATCCACAGTTGAAACAGTGATAACTTGTACCATCTTGTTCGTTGTTGATAATACCTCCACGCTGTCTTGTATCTGCTCCTGTGCCATTATGAACGCAACAAGGAGCATTAAAACTGAGCCAACCACTTGGAGTGGTTTTACGTTTCGCAGGCAGGTGAGATATCAGTGTTTCGTATACTACATTCATACTGTTATTATAGTATCAAATGTATTGGTTGTCAACTAGTTTCTGACTAAAATCTTATCAATTGTTCCAGAATTGCCAGTATCATTTGCAACTTTGAATCTTATATAATTGAACACACCATTAAAGTTGCTAGGTTTTGGTTGTGTTTCAGATCCGCTAAATGTAACGGTTGCTATGTCAAACCAAGAATTGGTTGTGCTATCATCCAATGTGCCTTGCACTTTTACTGTACCTGCAAAGCCCGTAGAATAAATGGCCGCTGTGTGTAGGGCATTATTGCTGTTAATATCTGGTTGTGCATTTACAACCGAACTTATACTATTGACAAAAGTCTTAATTTCTTTGGAGTCTATTGCACCAGGAAAAGCTTCACTAGTCAACTCCATTGTACCGGGCACACCAAATTGTGTATCAGAATATGTTAAGGTATCAGCCTGGCTTGTGTTACGGAGATATACAGTATAGGATAGATATTGGCCGTCCAAGTTGAGTGTATCACTGCTTGTGACGTTTATTTCAAACTGTCCTTTGAATGACGGTGTTGATGTTTCTTTAATAGTGCCTATGTATTTCTTAAGCAATATATTATCTTCTGTAAATACTTCTACGTATGGTGTGTATGTGTTTAGAATAGACACCGGTTTATGGTCGTGATTTTTAATTTCAAAGCGTATGATATTATCAATACCCTTTGCTATTTTTATATTTCTCTGATACACTTTATTATACTCCGTTATGTTACCTGTGTCATCTGAGACGACTACAGTTCTGTTAGTGACTAAATATCTAGGTACAAGTTGCATAGCAATATCCTTTTGTATAAGTATTTATTAGAACATGTTGAGAAAAGATATAGAAGAAAAATTCCCCTTTCTAAGCGTCGTTACATACGGCGGTAGCGAGTATGTTGGCATTATCAATAATCAAGATGCCTTTATAACAAGCATGTACGTTTTTACGCATCTACAAACAGAAGCTGAAAGAGCCAGATTTATTGAGCTAGGTGAAGTATGGTGGTGGGAATCTAATAGGATGATTCCTATTAACATATTCTTGCAGAAGGACATGATGAGATTTAAATATGTGCTTATGACTATGAATAGCAAGGACGTCAAAGTTAGCTTTGGCCCTACTGTCAATCTTAACAAGCTATCTATAAAGAGAGTAAAAAGAAAATCAGTACAACTTCTTAAAAAGCCTGCACGTAGTTAAGTATTTTTCCATTTGATAAAAGAAGTATAATCAATTACCAAAATTGCCAATGCAAAAGTAATTGGAGCCAACAACGCATTGAATAAAACGATAGGTAATATTATAGTCCAAAATAAAATTTTGAACACGTATTCCCAAGCAATCTCATTGGGCACTTGCCACTCTAACCAAGTGACGTCGTCCTTAGGATCCTTGTTTCTGTAATCGTTCATCTCCCACTGCATTTAGTTCCTCGCAAATTAAATTCATATGAACTACAATCGCATGTGCGTATGCAACTGCATGTGCTTTCTTAAAATAGTAATCACCGTCTTTAGGTTTTTGCCAAACTTCATTAGCTATTGTACTCCAGTTTGAATCTTGGAGATGCCTCTTTGCTGGTCTTATGATTGCTAATACGGCCGCCAATTGTTCGATGTTTCTTGGCTTTAACTTTTTTAATAGGCTGTGATGTCCTGATACATGAAAAACGAGATCGCAAAAGTCTTTTTCTTCTAACAGTTCCCATGTAGGCTCCTTGTTCATTAGTTCTTTTAAATGATCTTCGTCCTTCACCTTTTCATAAATGCTAACGTTAAGAAAATCTAATTTGAAATATCCTCTGTCTTCTGCTGTGTCATAATCAATTGTTGATAACATATCAACAGGATTGTGTGGTATCTCAGTTACATACACACCAGTATTGTGTTTCTTTCCTGTATCAAGTTTTGCAATACGGTGTTTTAATCTACCAAGTATTTCATTTCTATCAGCGAAGTCAATATCGATATCAGGCATCAGCTTCCTTCTCAGCTTTTTCTACTGCTTCTTTCCATACCATTGGAGCAACATGTTGATCAAATGTTATACCGTCAAGATGATCAATCTCATGTAAAATGCATCTGGCATCGTAACCAAAGAAGTCTTCTTCAATTACCTTACCACTGACTGTTGTCCATTTTAATCTTATCTTGTTTGTTCTTGTAACAGGAATATTAACTCCTGGAAAACTTAGGCAACCCTCATACATACTTACTGGTTCACCCTTATCTTCAATTATTTCTGGATTGATACACATCATATCTCTTTCCATATGATTGTTTGAATTATTATTGTAAAACACAAATACTCTTCCGTCAACCCCTACTTGATTAGTAGATAGCCCAATTCCAAGATTGGCTCTCATTATTCTAAACATTTCTGTTTTTAATTCTTTTAGATCGTAAGGTGGATTATCAAAATCAATCGGTTCCATTTTTTTCGTTAACCAATCGTTTGGTGCTTTGATTAGTTCTAGTTTCATAAAAATAGTCTCCATAATGCAATTACATTCATAATAGTAAACCAACTACACAATACTATGACAAATGCCGCTCTTCTTATAACAGCACTAATTATACCTAGTATACTACCTGCCAAGTACAATGGTATAAAAATTTTTGTTGCAGGGTTCAAAACAGTGTAAGTAAGTATTGCACTTGCACTGATTAACAATGTAGCTTCTGCCATTTCACAAAAGAAAGCTACCTTGCTGTTTTGATAACTTTCTTTTACAAAATTTGTTACAATTTTTATCATTTCTTATCCTTAAAAAAGTAATCAACAACGAATACTCTTTTGTGTTCTCTTACCGGATATGCTCCGTGTAAAACAGTGCTCTTAAACATTAGCACATCACCTCTACTTGGCTTGTAACATAGGTCGTGTGTGTTACCATTGCCATCATATAAAAAGGCAAAAGTTGCTCCGTGAAATGCACTTTGGTCTGGATCAGCGTCAGTAAGATATACAACTGCACTTAACTTCTGTACATTTGGATCACTATGCCTATGAGCCTTTTGCCAACCGCCCTTTCTGTATTCAACTGTCCATACTGCACAAAGTTCAGTTAGCTCTATATTTAAGCCTACCTCATCGATCTTCTCCTGGAGAAATGGTTTGAATTTCCATTCATTAACGTATGCATCAGGATGTATGTTCCATTGGGATCCTCTATACGTAGTTGTTTGATCGCTCACGTCTGTTCTAGTTTCTGCAGGAAACACTTTCTTATCCCAGTGAAAATCAAACTCTTCTTTGTCTTCGTAATGAGTTTCAATTATCCACTGATGTTGATTGCCTAATAAATGTGTTTTCATCATAGTTTTGATTCCTTTGCAACTTCTTTTACCACTTCAACGTCAGCTGGTTTTTTCTTAAACTTCATTGCCCAGTGCTTTGGATCTAATACACTGTATACAAATTCCAACTGTTCATCATTGAATTGTCCTAGCATGTTTTTACCACTTGGACAATTTAACATAAGCCAAGGACTTATTTTTCCATCCTTGATATCTCTTGTGACACGGTTGAGTGTTGCATGTCTAAAGTAATCATTCCATGGTGCTTCTTTTTCTTCTCCCCAAGACATCATAGTATCAATAGTTCTTTCAACTGCTGTTTCCATGCTTTCTTTCAGCACAAGTTCGTTTACGTATATTTCATACAGCTCGTCACGACACCAATGATCTAGTTTCTTACCACTTGTTACAACCCAATCAATATACTTTTCCATATACAAAGGATTTACATTGTTAAGCCAACTACCAAATTTTACAAATGCATTGTAATATGGGCTATCACAAAATTCTTCATATGTCTTATCTGTCTTTGTGCCTGCACTTAATTTGTAGAATCTTGTAAAAGCATAATAACCTAGTTGAACATGTTTCTCACCTTTTTGTAAATGTCTACGTTTCTTTTCACACATGTGAACCGCAAGTGTCTTCTCTCTTGTAAAGGAAGCTCCGCAGTAGTTACATTTATAAGGCTTGTTCATTTCCATTTGTTTAAATGATCCATTTGGTTTTACTTGTCGATCCATCAAATACTGAATCATATTGTAAGTTCTCCGTACTTCTTAATTTTTTATCTGCTTCATATATCCAGTCAGAAGTATTATGTGATATATTGATCTTAAGTTCAGGACCAAGCACTTCTGTTGCATATGACAAATGCTCTTTAGGTAACGGATGATCTTCTATAATCCAATTTCCGTTATTATTATATTGTAATCTTGTTTTGTCTTGTTCGATACCTGGATAGTAACAATGTTCTGAAATTGTTTTTACTTGTGGTGTTAAATATTTTTTATATGACTTCATTAGATTTCTAAGTTTTTCTTGTTCTAATAATAATGTATCTGTATATGGATTGTTGATACATGTACTTATTACTTTTGCTTTTGTGTGTTCTAGTCCTTGAAGTGTGCTTGTTATTATATTGCAATCTCTATATAAAAAATGTTCTAAGTCTGCCCAATCAACATCTGTGTTGTAATTGTAGTTATTGAGTGTAAAAGATTTTTGACTTAAATTATTAAAAACATTTCCAGGTGTATGCCATCCGGTTTTTGTATGATATCTATCTTCTCTAAAATAATTTGTCCAATTGATTACAATGATATCATCTTCTGTCAAATCGGTTTTGATAAATGTTTCCCATATACGGTTTGCAATCAATTGATTACTACTACCAATGTGTCCACAGTTCCAACCATGATCAAAATTTGCAATTAGAATATCTGCCCAAGTAGGATAAAAATACTTGGTATAACTACAACCAAATGCAAAAAGTCTTTTCAAAGTTTTACCTCATCTATTCCAAAATCTTTTGCTAATGCCATAAGTTCTTTTTTGGTTGATAGTTTTGCCATCATGTCAATTTCGTCTTGTTTTTTATTTTCATAAATTTTTTGTAGAAACTTTACTGCTTTAGAATTATCACCTTTCTTATGTTTGTATCCAATCCATTCATGATACTGAATATTTTTTGTGTTACCTGCAATGCACAATAGTTGCCATAATAATTTTTTGTGCTTCTGTATATTGAAGAAGTTTTTGTTGTAATATTCATTTGTCTTGAACACTGCAAGTTCTTGGCTGTCCCTTGATCCTTTTTGTGAACTTACATATCTATTCAACAAATAGAAACTTACTTGTTTCTTTTCATCATTAGACAGCTCGTCCCATATCTCTTTTGCACCCATATCAATAGCCGCAAGTACATCTTTCAAAGGCAATTTATTCATACCATGCTATCCAATCACTTTTATATTTCTTAACATTATAACTTAATCCTCTAAAAAAGTCAACCACTAAATCATTTTTGCCCAATTTATTTTCAAACATAACAACAGGTTTCCAATTTAAAATAGTATTTACTGCACCATTCAAAACGTTCATTTCAGCACCTTCTACGTCAATTTTAATAAAATCAACTTCCTTAAATTCAAAACTGTCTAAAGTTTTTTGAGTAACACTGAATTGTCTTATACCAGATGTATGCCTTACTGTGCTACCATGTCTGTCATCATTTTTACCATTATTAGGTATAATCAATACAGTTTCAATTTCCTTATCACCTAAAGCATAGGGATATGTTTTAATTGATTCTGGTATCAAAATATGTGTTTCGGGATTTGGTTCGAATGCATATACCCTTTTGAATTTTGATACAAAAGGAATAGAAGTATCACCATTATGAGCACCTACATCTATGTAAGTTCTAAATTGCTTTATTTTAGGAAATGCCCACTGATTTATTTTGCGTTCGCTCATTTTTATAATTCCATAAGTAGATATCTTCTTGCGTATTAATTTCTACTCCGCTAAAATCTACTCTAGTACAACCTACGGTCCAACCTGCCTTTAACCAACGTAGTTGTTCTAATTGTTCTACCCGTTCTTCTAATGTTACTTCCAGCGAAGGATACAATGCCAAAGCATCTTCCCTATAACCATATATTCCTAAATGCCAATCACCATAACCTGTCATCCCTCTACCGAACCAAAGTGCAGTATCTCCGGAACGTACCATTTTTACAGAACTTGGTTTGTTCTGCTCTTCTTTTGTCATATCAGTAAACAATGTAGTCACTGGGTAATATTTGAGATAATCTGCTACTGCATGTATCATTGTAGGAGTTACATCTGGCATATCCCCTTGCACGTTAATATAATAATCGTAATTCAAATCACGTGCCGCTATGGCACATCTTTCAGTTCCATTACTTGCATCTCCAGTCATTACATGATTAGTAACAAGACTGGCTATCCGTTTACTATCGGTTACAACATAAACATCAAAATCAGTTTCCCTACAGGCATCAAACACTCTTTGTATCAAAGGTTTGCCGTCAAGTAGTGTAAGCATTTTGTCTGGATATCTTGTGCTTTGTAATCTAGCCGGTATAAGAATAGCTGTTGATTTCATTTATAGTCCTTTCAAAATCTTTTATATGTAACATGTTAGGTCCGTCACTTGGTGCATTATCTGGGTCTCTATGAACTTCAAGGAAAAAACTTTTGATGCCTAATGCCGATCCTGCTCTAGCAAGTCCGGGAACATAGTCTCTGTTGCCGCCAGATGATCCACCCAAACCACCTGGTTTTTGAACCGAGTGTGTAACATCAAATACAATATCATTATCGTAATTGTTAAGCATATAGTCAAGACCGGTAAAGTCGACAACCAATGTATTATATCCAAAACTAGTTCCCCTTTCAGTAATCCAAACTTCTTTAGCACCTTCTGTCTTAGTTAATATACCTTTCATATCCCACGGTGCAAGGAATTGTCCTTTCTTTATGTTGACTATTTTATCTGTAGCACATGCCGCCTGTAACAGATCTGTTTGCCTACATAAAAAAGCAGGTATCTGTAAAACATCTATTATATCATTATGATTGTTACTGATAGTTTCAATTTGTTCTACTGTATGAACATCTGTAAGTATTTTTAATTCGTTACCATGTTTTTCTTTGATAAGTCTAAAATCTTTTAATGTCTTATCGAACCCTACACCTCTTATTCCAGTGTTACTGCTTCTGTTAGCTTTGTCAAAACTTGCTTTAAAATAATAATCAAATCCTAACTCCTTACAGATCCTACGACAATGAGATGCTATTTCCCAAGATTCTAATACGCTTTCATGTTGGCATGGGCCTGCGATAATTTTCATTTTTTCATCCTTGTGCATCAATCATTATTAAAATACAAATATAGAAAAATGCAAAAAGAAAAACTGGTTTTGCATTTTCAATTCTTTTATCAGTTTGTTGTTCAGGCTTTACCCAATCAGCAGGCATGTAATCACGATCCCAAGCATCACGTCTTGTATCTCTTTTACGTTGATCTGCATGTATTGATCTTGGATCTACCTTGTGTGTAAATTTCTGTTCTATCATACTTCATAATCTCCTGAACCTGGTGTTTGAAATCCTGGAGGAGCAACATACAAAGTGTGGTATCCATCTATTTCGTCAGCACATTCGGCACAAAAGCCAAAGCCATTTGACAATATTTCTACTACGTGATCCTTTTCACATCTTCCAACTTTGCCTGTAAAGTTGCGTAGTTCAAGAGTTACTCCTATTGCCATCGTCGTCTTCCTTCTTACGCATAAATTTTATATCACAATAATTGCATTTAACATAACCTTCCTCCGGTACTGCGTAATATACCTTCGGATGATCCATTGCTTCTCCCATACATGATACTCCAGGCCCATCAACATAAATTATTGTTTCGGGATAATCACTCACTCTGGTACCGTCCATGGATAGCAAGGAATAATACTTTGCCTACAGTATTTTGCATTGTCTACCAGTAGTACCGGCACACCTACAATAAAAAAAGTAATAATTAGAAAAGCCCAACCTAAGCCCTTCATTGTACAGTAATTTGTATGTTCACTCATTTGGTTCCTTAATTAGATAATAAGTTTGTCTTAATTTTTTAATTAGTTTTTTTAACGTAACGTTTGACTCTGCTTTCAACATTATGTCTTTCCATTCATCATAGTCAATAATACCCATTGCTTGAGCAACTGCTTTTGGTTCTCCACCTACTACCCAACGTTCAATCATGTTGTGCGGAGGATCTCTATAACGGGCATAGAGCACACCATTAGCTCTTTCGTATATTAGGGCTTCCCCTGGTATAAGTCCTTGTTTTACACCAGACTTTGTGTTCATCCATTTTTAACCTTTGTTCCTACGGTACGTCTTACAATATCATCGTGAGCAAATTCGGCCCAATACAGTTCAAATGCAACTCCATCTTCAAGTCCTTCAAACTGATGCACTTTGCCTGGTTTGA